GGTGGCGGTGTCGAGCCGATTGTCGGTTGTGATAACAACATTATTCAGCCCGGTAAGGGTCCTGATAAGGGTGACCGGCATCATGGTCCCGACAAGAACGTGATTAATAATTCTCCTGATAATGTTCACCGTATCTGTAGCCCTTGCCACAATAGGTGGCACGCTTTGAACAATCCCTATTACGGTCCTAGGCCTCCCGCCGATGAACCTTTTTTGCCTTTGCAAGACTTCAAAGACCACGACAGTAAAACCAAAGCAACTGACGAGGAAATAAAAGAAAACGAGCATTACTGGTCAACTAAAAATAAATTGCTTGTTGGAGTTGACACCGAATAGTATGGTACGCTAGTATCAAAACCGAAAGGACGGAAACAAAAATGCAACTATGGATTGATTTAGAAACAACTGGACTAGCAGCTGATAACGATGAAATTATTGAGGTCGGCTGGTTTGTGACAGACAACTGGGAATGGTTAACTCAACCCCAATCAGCTGTCGTCACACCCACCAAAGAGACCTGGGAGCTTGTAAAAGCTGACCTGTTCGTGCAGTCAATGCACAGCGACAACGGTCTCCTGGACGACATGATGTTAGAAAACACTCTGATGATTGAAGACATCGAAGACCAAATCCTCGACGAGCTCAGGCCCCTGCAAGCACTTGAACCAGGAGCACACGTCATCCTGTCTGGTTCAAGCGTTCACTTTGACCGAAGCTTCATCCACGAATACATGCCACGACTCGACGACCTCTTGTCACACAGACACTTCGACGTCAGCGTTCTACGCACGTTCTTCGACGACATGGGGTACTCAGACCACAAACTCACCGGCGAATCAACACACCGCGCTGAGGACGACATCAAGGCAAGCTACGCCCAAGCCCGCAACTACGTCAACCTCATGAACGCTTTGACGGAAGGCACACTCAATGCCTAGTGTCAGCCACTCAGAAGTCGACAGCTACCTGCTCTGCCGACGTAAGCACTACTACGGTTACGGGCTAAGCCTGGAGCGCCTAAGCACCAGCCAAGCCCTAGCCACCGGTACAGCAGGTCACCGCATCCTAGAAGTTTTCTACCAAACACTTCTAGACCTTGCATCCGACGCTGAAGGCCAAGCAGAACGCTTCGACTTCGCTGTTGAACGAGCCAAAGAAGAATACAAAAACGTTGTGTCGGAAGGCTACACAGAAGCAGCCAACCGAGCACCGCTTGAAGACACGCTCTTCAACGAAGACTACGGATACTTCGCCAACGAGTTCTTCGTCCGCAATGGATGGAAGATTCTAGCCGTAGAACAAGAGTTCAGCTTGGTCTACGACGAAGAAACCGACAGTAGGTACCCATTCGTAGTGGACATGATTGTGTCGGACCCGCAAGGCAACTTTGTGGTGGTCGACCACAAGTTTGTTTACGACTTCTATACGCCCGGACAGACCGACCTTCAGCCACAAATACCAAAATATATCGGGGCGTTGCGAGCACTCAACTATGAAATCGCGTATGGTGCGTATAACATGCTACGCACACGCAAAATTAAAGTACCAACGGTTGAGCAAACAAGTTACATGATGTTGCTCAAGCCAAACACTGAACGGGTACTTAACACGTTCATGGAACAGCTGGGTGTAGCAGCAGAGATACAAGCGCTGAAAGAACTTGAGCTGGATGACCAAAACAAGCGGGCCTACCGCACAGCCAACAAAATGGTGTGCCAATCCTGTTCGTTTAAAGACATCTGCTCAACAGAATTAGTCGGCGGCAACGTCGAACTAATGAAAAAAACTGAGTACAAAATACGGGAACGCCGACAGATTGGCGTCACAAATGATAAGGAAAGCAAATGAGTAATCGCCTTGATGAACTCGTGAGTCGAATGACAGACCTGGGCACAGAAAAAGCCAACAAAAACCTAATGGCAATGCTTTATGGCAAGCCAGGTAGTGGTAAAACTGTTCTAGCTGTCGGACTCGCAAAGTACATTATCCAGCCCAAACAGAAAGTGCTATACATTGATACCAAAGAGGGCTGGGTGTCACTAGAAAACCACGGAGACCTGATGAAGGACGTAGTGCGTATGGACTACAAAACCTTTGCAGACTTCGCAGTACTAGCTGACGCAATCGCCAAGAAAGAAAAAGGTCTAGACAAGATTGGGGCTGTCGTAATCGATGAGTTTTCTACAGCAGCAGACATGCTGTTGGATGAACTGCACAGAGAAGACGTAGGCTCCAGCAGTGACCAAATCTCGACAGAAGCAGTCGATGCCAGGTTGTACAAACCACTTGGTGACGCTTGCCGTAAAGCTGTTGAAATGTTTCAGAACATTGCAGGGGTACACGTCATCCTCGTATCACACGAACGAGAAGTTGTGGACCACCGCAAAGTTAAGGTAATCAAGCCAGGCTTCACCCCAAAGAACAACGACGGGCTACAGAAGCTGATGCACCTTACCGCCCACCTCACCAACGAAATCAAAGGCCTCGGAAAGAACACCACCTATGACCGGGTTGTGCAATCTCACCCCAGTGCTTTGGTTGACGCAAAGAGCCGCATTGGTGGGCTCCCCCTAACTTCCAGCCCGGAAGAGTTCGTGCAAGTCATTAAAAACTGGCTCTCGAACGACACCACGGGGCTGGTAGCCGAGGCTAAAGATTTAGCCCCGGATGAACTGCCAGAAGAAGGCATCCCCGTCGCAGAAGGATACTCTGATGATGACGAACCTGCCTTTGTTGGCGAAACTAACTGATAACACTGAAAGGTAACAAAATAATGGGACTGTTGGACGATTACGGAATCGACACATCAGAAATTGAAGCACCATCGTATGACCTCGCGGACGGCATCTATGAGATGACTGTCGGAGATGTCTACGTCAAGCAGGGAAGCCAGGCTTACCCTGACCGTTCCTGGGTCATCGTCGAGTACCTCGTCGGTGAAGAGGGCAAGAAGAAGAGCGAACTCTTCGAGCTGCCCGCTGACCCTGAGAACATCACAGACCGTGAACGCCAGAAGCTTGGCTTCTACGTGGCCCGCTTGATGGACCTCGGAGTTGCACGCGACGACGTGAACGGTATCAACCGCGACGACCTTATTGGTTTGGGCGGAACTCTTCAGCTGTATTCGAGCGCCGGTAAGGGCAAGAACGCTGGTAAGATGTTCCAGAACATCAAGAACGTCAAACTGTCTTCTTCTGGAGCTACCCAGCCGGCCCAGAAGACGGCCCCTAAGACCGCAGCCAGCAACCCCTTCGCTGGTTAGGTAACGGGCCCCGTGGCCCTGGTAAGTTACTCTCTTTCCTTACCAGGGCCACACTCTCAAAGGACGGATAATATGAGCGACGCAACTGAAGAACTAAAAGATTTTTACAACTACATGTGGGGGGCTGAAGAAACTGGTACAACCCCCACGTTTGTGTATCTCCCTGTCGAGCACGAAAACAAGTGGACGCCTTACATGTTTGCTTGGCCTCGGCAAAGAGACGGGGTAATACGACACACCCTTAAATGGTCGGCAATTAAAGCCAACGTATTTTTCTCCCCCGCCTTATTTAAGGCAGCCAACCCCGCAAAAGAAAACGTGCTGGGCAGTTACGTACTGTGGGTTGACTTTGACGGTAACGCTCCCAAAGAGTGGCCCTCAGATGGAGAAAATAATGTGCCTAGACCAACTTTGGTGGTGCAGTCTTCGATTGAAAAGCATGAGCATTGTTATTGGAAACTTGACAAGTTCTTGGATGACATTGAAGTATTAGAAGACAGAAATAGAGCTATTGCATATTTGATGCACGCGGATACGTCAGGCTGGGACGCGGACCAAATTCTTCGACCCATTCGTACCACTAATCACAAACGCAATATGCCCGTGATTGTGAAGGAGTGGGAACGTGAAGACGAGGTATAGTCTCGAAGACTTTGCCCACGTGCCAGCGGCACGAAAGATTGTCAGTACAGACATGGTATTGGGGACATTGCCGTCTGTCGATGAAGTTAAAGCTCTGGCTAAGTGGACCCCTGAAATATTGGAGAAGTTTGGTCGAGGCGCGGATTACTTCTCAGGTTTCCCGAAGAAGGACCGGTCCGCGGCCATGTCGGAGCTGGCTCACCTCGGGGCTGAGCTTGGATGGTCAGATGAGCAAATTGGTGCGATTCTGTATGACGCTGATGACCGTTGGGGTAAATACAAAACTCGGCGTGACAGAGAACGTCGTCTGACAGATTTTGTTAATCGTGCCCGACAGAAGCACGGCTACAACTCTTTGGATAATGTCGACTTAGCTAAGTTGATAAGTTCAGCTAATCAAAGTTCTGCTGTCATGGGCGAGTCAAAGCTTGTATATGGGTATCAAGACTTTGTTGATGCTGAGTTTAAAATTGAGTGGGTACTTAAAGATTTGTTGGCGCAGGGAGGCTTTGGGCTTATCACTGGGTACCCGGGGACTGGTAAAACCCAGTTTTCCATTGCTTTAGGGGCGCATATGGCGTTAGGGGAAAAGAAGTTTCTTAATTGGGAGAACGTGGCTGGGAGTAAAAAGGTTTTGTTTTTGTCGCTGGAGATGTCAGCGGCCCCATTGAATCATTTTATGGCGACGATTGGTAAGGCTTACCCAGACAAGAACACCCTGAACCGTAACTTTCTTGTAGCACCTTTTGGCACACCAATTAACTTGGATGCTCCAGAGGGGCAACTATTCTTTGACCAGATAATGAATGACCACATGCCAGACATTCTTATTATTGACTCGTTGCAGAAGGTTGCATCTAAAGAGTTAACTGATGAGCAGGCAGTGAAAAACCTTATTCATTATTTGTCGACTATCAGGTCAAAGTATTCGTGCGCCATGCTGATGATTCACCACAACCGTAAGAAAGCCAATGACGGGCAGAAGAAGGGTGTGGAGCTGTCGGACGTTTATGGTAGTACGTATATAACTACAGACGTAGACTTCGTGCTGTCGTTGAAGGTAATCGAGGGGGACTTGTTGCAAGTAGATACCTTGAAGAACAGGCTTGGGCCTACACCAGACGCCTTTACTATTACCCGAAACCCAGACAACTTAAGTTTTACTACTGACATGGGTAATGTGTTTAATCAATTTAAAAAGGACACTGATTTTGAACTTTGAAAGCATTGAAGCAGAAAGCATGAAAGTTCTGGATTATCTTGCGGGTAATCCAGGCTCAGTAATCTCTTTAGATACTGAAGCGACAGGGCTGCGGGTAGCTGGCGACGATACGTGCATCGGAGTCAGCCTCGCAGCCGTCATTAACGACACGCCCATAAGTCATTACTTTCCCTTTTTTCACAAAACGGGAGAAAACTGCAGCTCTGCGGTTCTGCTTAAGTTAAAAGAAGTACTCGAAGAAGGTAACCACACGCTGGTGTTCTGCAACGTGCAGTACGACATCCTGTCGCTCAACACCATTTACATTTACTTGGACCACACAGATTTTATTGATGTACCCACTGTGGCCCACCTTATTAATGAAAACAAACCATTCAACAAAGGCCTCGATTCGCTTGCCGCCTTTTACCTCAGAGACGAAGGCAAAGTCAAAGACCCCGTAATTGATAAAGAAAAGAAAACAGGTTGGGAAAACACCACCTGGCAAATGATGTGGGAATACGCTGTAAGGGACGCAGAACTCACCTGGAGGCTCTGGGCCCTGCTTCAAGAGCTGCCTCACTGGAAAGAACTACCCGCCGACCTGTGGTCTCACAAACAAAACCTTGTTCGCCTACTTCTGTCGATGAAAAGACACGGTGTAAATATTGATGTACAACTTGCCCAGAAGTATGTACAACTGGGGGAAGAGCACATGGCTCGGCTGCAAGAAGAGCTAGGCACCAACCCGGCAAGTCCAAAGCAACTGAAAAAGCTCCTTATCGATGACTTAGGGCTACCGATTGTAAAGAGTAGTGTCAAAACGGGGGCGCCTAGTTTCGACAAACAAGCCATGTTAGCTTACGATTCTATGCTTGAAGAGCTAAATTCACCCGTTGCAACGCAAATAAAAGAGTTCAGGGGGTGGCAGAAAGCCGTCAGCGCCGCGTACAGGCCCTATCTTGACCTA